GCAGGGCCTACTATTTCAAAGACTTTGTTGTTATCTACTTGTGCATCAAACAAACCAACAAGCATAGCCAAAACCATAGAAATTAAAATAACCGCAAGCGTATAGCAAGCAGTTAAAGTTACTTTTTTAGATAAATCTTCCATTACTTAATGCCTATTTGCTGATTAATCCACGACTGTAAACTGACTAATTGTTGCGTGGTTTCAGCGCATTGTCCAATAAGTTCTGCGTAGGCGGTGTTTGCATTAGCGACTGCGGTGGTGTTGGAAAGGTTGGACACGCTGCTGGTACTGGGTGAGCGCACCCCGTTAGCATAATAATTCCGCAAAAGAACAAGCTTGGCGTCAAATTCATTAGAAATCCCCTTAGTTACAAGTTCGTGTTGTTTTTGGATTGATTCGACTTTGGCTTCTTGTACTTTGGCGGCAATTTCAACTGCCTTCTTATATTCAATATATCGCGAATAACCAATCCACCACCCAGAGCCGAAAGCAATAGATAACACAGCACCAATAATTGCCAGTTTTGCATAATCTATCATTTCACAGGCTCAGTCGTTATAAAGCGGAGTACAGCGCAAATAATGCCGATAACAACAAAAGACAAACCATAGTATCGAGGGTCAATAATGTTTTGAACATAAGAAAAATTATCAAATAATGCGCCAAATACAACCAACAACAGAGAAAACCACATAGTCCTACTGTGGGATATTCGTTTCATTTGTTTGTAAGGTATTGACTTATAAAGCCTATAAAGGCCGAAATAGCAGATATTACCATCATGCCAGCCCATAAACCACCACGACCTTTATTGGCTAACTCAAGTAGTTGCTTAACATCTTTACGAAGTTCAGCTACTTCGTATTCCATAGCTTCTACTTTTTGCCAAGTTACGCCAAATTTTATAGGGTCGATTTCCACAAGCGTACTCACTTTGTTTTAGGTTTGCGAGTAGTCGCTTTTTTAGCGGTCTTTTTAGCTACTTTTTTGGCAACAGGTTTAGGTGTAAAAGGAAAATCAAATGTTTCAATTTTTGGGGTAAAGCCAAACTTGTCTAATATCCATGTAAATGTAAAGTTCATAATTTACTCGTAAAGAATGTTTATTGAACCAGCATCAAAAGTGTCTGTGCCGTTTACTGTAGTAATGCGAACCGTAATAATTGTTGCAATTCCTGTTACTTTTCCAGCACAAGTTTTTAATGTTGCAGAAGAATCTCGCAAAAAATTACCGCCACCCACCCATACAGTTGAACTTAATTGATTAATAACATAAACTCCTGAATCAATTAAAGAAGCAGTATCTTCGCCTATTATAAATCCTGCTGTTGATGTAATTGATGGGCCTTGACTACAAGCAGAAAAATATCCTGTAGACACAATGCCACCTGAAGTTCCAAATTGAATTAAAAAACTGCTTGACCCACTTACTGATACTCCATTAAACATTACAGTTACACGCTTAACCCAATTAGGTATACCAGTAAAATCAATGCTTGTTCCACTTGTAGAAGCTACAGCAGTACCGCTAGTAATAACGCTACTAGCCATAGATGACAAAATAGCACCTGAAATAGATGGGCTTGTACCCAATACATTAGCACCACTACCAGTAGAAGTTGTTACGCCTGTGCCACCTGAAGCAACAGGCAAAGCACTAGAAAGACCTGTAATTGTGCCACCTGTAATTGCTACTGCATTGGCGTTTTGAGTAGCCATAGTACCCAAAGAGCCAGCAGCCGTTGTAATAGCAGTATCTACATAAGTTTTTGTAGTTGCATCATAAGCAGAAGTAGGAGTACCCAAGCTTGTAATTTTATTGCTACTCATTTGTAAATTGCCAGTAATAGGTGTTTGACCATCAGCAGCTACTGAACCTGTTAAAGCGGTAGCCATGTCACTAAGGGTAGTGTTAGCCCAAGTTGTGCTAATCGTTGTGCCAGTTACTACTGGGTTTCCTGCTGGGAGATTATAAGTTCCCGCTCCATTTCTACTCATTTTGATTCCTTTTTAACCTTTTTGTGCGTTCCAGCCCTCATCATTGCGGCTAACTTTTCTACATCTGATTTTCTCATCTTTGTTGCGGCAATCCTAGCCCCCATTGCACCAGCAGTAGCGGCCAATCCTAATGGTGCGCTTGCGGCTGTAGCCATTAATGGAGCAATAACCGATACTGGGCCAGTAGGAGCAAATTTACCAAAATAACGCATCAAGTTTTGTACATTACCGCCTTTAGCCGCTTGTTTAATGGCTTCTTGTTCGGCAGGACTAAACAGCTTCATTTTTTTGTCGTTTTTGGCTAACTGACGCAATTGAGCAGTCAATGAGTTTTCTGTGCCTGACATACTAAATTTGGTTTTATCCAATTCAGCTTTTTCAAGCATATCGGTAAAGACTTCTGACTTACGCATACGGCTGTAAGCATCCCTAGCCTTTTCCCATGTTTTAATAGATTCAGGGCTACCAGTAGCCAAGACTTCTTTTGGCGCGTTAAGGATGTATTGGTCAAACTTGTCTTTAAGGACAGTTGCCAACATCTTTTCTTTAGGGTTCTGACTGCCTTGCGCGTTGGTAATAAACTCACGCAAAGCTTGTAATTCAAGCATATCTTTAGGTGCTTTAGTGTTTTTGAGTTCATCTAAAGCGACTTTGACATCAGGATGCAGTTTTGGGTGATAACCAAGTTCACGCAATTCTTTGCCAACTTGCCCCATTTCTGCACCAAACACTTCAGGCTTAAATGCGACATTACCTTTTTTGGTAGCGGCATACAAGTTGCCAGCTTCTTGAGCCAAAGCTTCTGCGGTAGGTGCGGCCGCAACAATTCCTTTAGGAACAAAATCAGCGGTACGCAATGCAGTAGCAACTTTATTGGCTACAGGAAGTACAGTTTCGCCTACAGCGCGCCCAGCTTCTTGTACAAACGGTTTTGCTACTCTAGCGGCTTGTGAAAATGATGGAATTTCTCCAATACCAATTTTGCCAAGATAAGGTGGCAATTTAGCTGTATCAACAACTTCGCTTACGGATTGCAATAAGTTATTGGCTGTCTGTGATCTTGGGCGATAAGTTAAAGCATTGGCTACCGCACCGCCAGCATTTTCACTTTTTCTCATGCCTTCTTGAGTGCCAAATTCAGGACTTAAAACATTAGAAATAACACCGTAAGCAGGGCCAACAGTTTGAGCAATAGCTGAACTACCAAGAGCCAATGGCACTTCACCCAATGCTTGAACCCTATCTATCATTGGAATTTTAGGTTCGGGCGCGTTTACTTTTGGCTCTACATATTGACCTACAACAGATGGCACATCACCAACAACATAATTAGATTGGTTTGATGGAACGACAGTTGTAGGTGGTGGTGCTTTATTGGGTGCAGGAAGGCGTTTTAAAGCCGATTCCATAGCTTCCTTTGACATTCCGTCAGGAAACTCTACAGGGCCTACTCCGACAATATCAACGGTTATTGGCATTACTGTACCCAGCTATTAGTTTGTGGATTCCAACGCAATTGCGGTTGATTTACAGGGCTACGATAATCCTGTGAAACTCCAGCTTTTTGTTTAGCCAATGCCATACCTTTTTGCAGATTTTCTTGAAACTCACGCGCGTATTTAATAAATTCTTTTTCGCTTTGAGCTTTGTTAAGTTTAAGCAAAGCTTGAGTAGCTTTTGTACCTTCAACTTCGGTAATAGCACCTGCGCCTTTAATGCGCTGAAACGCTTCAAGGAAAGCTTGTCCTTTAAGAGATTCGTATAGCGATCTAAAGCTTGCTGTATCAGTTCCTTCTACATTGCTTAAATAAGGAACTCCAAGACCAACATATTGTTCAAATCCACCATGCGGTTCAGCACCTTCTACCCATTTTTTGCTTGTTGGGTCATATTTTTTGTAAACAATGTTGCCTTTGTCATCAAGACGAGCATCGCCAATCATTTGTTGAATTGTATCAATCGCATATTCAGCTTGATTAATTGCATTAGGTAAAGCTTTTAAATCTGCTTGGCGTTCTTGTTCACTCTTAACATAAACATCTTTGTTAGCTTCTTGTTGCATTTTTGGTGACATTGCAGGGCGATTTGTTGCGCCTACAGGAACGGCATTGCCAGCATTAACTTGTGCAGACATTGGCGCGGCAGGTTGTACGCCAGCGCGATTAGCTGTTGGGGCAACTTGAACTGGCGCATTTTGTACTGGCGCACTTTGTACAGGTGCAACTTGTGGGCGAACAGGTTGTCCTTGTATTGGCTGTCCTTGTGGTGCAGATGTAGGAACAGGCATACCAGTTTCGTATGTAAATTTAGCGCCTTCTAATGCGTTAAATGCAGGTTTTACACCACCCTCAACAAAAGTATCTTTAGGATTTGCAGAATTATAGTTAACCCAACCATGTCTTTCGCTACCATCAGGCATAGGCATAACTGCTTTTTCCCATTTAGGGCCTTCAGTAATGCGCTTCATACCCATTGCTCTTAACATTGGGCTATAAGAACTAGCCGCAAACATATCAGCCGCTTCGGGATTGCCTTGAATTGCAGGGTACTGAATAGAAGGTTTAACACCTTGATAAGCAGGGCCAGCCAATTCTTTTTCACTTGCAGGTCTGCCTTTTTGAATCATTCCATAAGTCTGAAGGTCTTGCATTTCTTGTTGGCGTAACTTTTGGGCCAAATCAGCTTGTGCTTTGGTAGCCGCTTCAGCAGTTTTATTGCCAACATATTGATTGGCTATTCCTGATAAAAATTGCAAAGGGCTAGATTTCACATATTGACCTGAAATCATTTGACCTTGTGGCTGTTGTGCGCCTTGTTGCCATAGCAAATTAGCCAACTGTTGTTGTCTTGAAATCTGACCTTGTGCCGCGATTGCTTCGGGACTTAAATATTCATCTGCCATGTTTTTTCCTTATGCGGCGGCGGCGGCTGCTGGTGCGGCTTCTTCTGCGGCCGCGCCTGCGCCTTCTAATGCACCACCACTACCAAACAAACTACCAAACCAATCGCCAATGCTTGCAAGGCCATCACCAAGACCGCCCCAAACATCACTTAAACCTGAACCAATACCATCTAAACTACTTCCTGCGCCACTTAAATCAAATGACCCTAAACCACTTGTATCGTAACCACCTAATGCGCTGTTATCGATTCCGCTTGTGCCGTTAAGCCAGCTATCAATTCCACCATATTGGCCATTAGGATAATAACCGCCGTTACCAGCGTATCCACTACCTTCTGTTGACCAATCTTGACCAGTTGCAGGATTAGTGTTTTGACCCATAGGGTTAGTTGGGTTTTGTTTATTACCTTGCTTTAATAATTGAGCAAGCATATTGGTGTTTTGTTGGCTGGGTTGAACTTGTGGGTTCATTTGCGATGTGCGTAACAATAAAGCTTGATGCAAAGCATCTTGGCTTCTTGTATCTTGCATACCATTACCCATGCCTGAAACATCAGTCATATAAGGGTATTGTTGAAATTGGTTAACCATCAAGCAAACCATCCAGCAACGGTACTACCCAAACCATTAGGCCCAGTAAATGTGCCAGCAGGCGCGTTCATTGCCGCACCACCAAGTCCAAATAAACCGCTAGTCATATTTTGATTTCTAGCTTGTCCTGCATTGTATTGCCCCATTGCTGCATTGTAAGAGCCGATACCAGCACTTAAAGCATCAGCACCAGCAGTCGTTTGTTGACTTGCTGGATTAATGTAGTTAGGGGTAGATAAACCTTTAATTTGATTTGCCACATTTAATGGCAATTGATAATTAGCAAGGTTTTGATTGTATTGTTGTTGATTAGCTTGTAAACCAGTTTGCATACCGCCAACAACCGCGCTAGTGCGTTGATCGTTAAGAGTTTGTTGAAACTGTCTATTAGCATTATTGTAAGCTTCAGAACCTACGGGAATACCCTGATTAGCCATTTGAGCATCAAATTGCTTTTGTTGCATATCTTGTTGCGGCTGTAAGCGCGACATAATTGCATCGGTATAACTTTGATTTGGATTAATGCCATAAGATGGCAAATTACCGCCATTAAAGCCGTTAGCGTATTGATTTGATACTTGGTTTAATGAATTGTTAACTGCGCCAGCTAGAGGGCCGCTAGGGGTTTGCGTAGCACTCCACATTGGGTTGCCCTGCGAATCCGTACCATTTTGGGTGTATTCAAGGCTACCATAGGGCGTATATTGATTTACACGATTGGCTGCCGTAGCAACTTGAGTTGCTTTTAAATTATTAGCAGCAGTTTGATTAGCTAACGATTGATAATCAGGAACTGCTGGTGGACTAGAAGGGCCACCGCCACCAAATACTGAATCAACTATGCCGCCCATTGCTTTCTCCTTGTTGTAACCATTTGCATTGATTACGCTTCATTGCGACTACTATAAGATCACCATTAGGGTGACTATACGGTATGTCAGCTACCTGCTCAAAGCCAAGTTTTCGGCACAAATTTAAGGACTTAACATTGTCCTTAGACATTGGTGCAATTATAACTTTAACTTTAAGTTTGTTAAAGGGGTAATCAAATATAGCAAATAATAAGTCTTTATTTAACCAATACACATCCGTGGAAGCAACATGGATTTGACAAGAATTTGGTAAAAAGCTGTTATACCCAACAACGGCTATTAATTGCCCGTCTTTTTCTTGTCCAATACACGCTGTATTCTGCGGATATTCAAACTGCCCTGCCTCTGAAAGCCATTTTCTTAAATAAGATTGATTCTCAGTTGTAACGCAACGCATTACAGTACGCCACCTGTTTCAAACACAATATCAGTAGATGCCCAATGCAAATCAACGCCTTGCGATGCAATACTCATAGAAACACCGCCTGAAAAGCCTATTCCAGTCACGCCTTGCCATTGCTTTTGTATATTATTGCCACCTGACCAAGTGCCAGTATCCCAAACGGCAACATCCCATTTTGACCCATAAGGGGTTAAAGGATTGTAAGTAACTGTTCCAGTAGGGGGTACAGGGTTGAAATCGGTGCTAATACCAACCAAAACAGTTGGTAATCCATTATCGGAAATAAAGATGGGTCTAGCCATAGTAAAGCGTTTTAAAGTGGCTCTAGTGTCAAAATAGCTATATGCCTGTTGAATAGTGGCATTGACATTTGATCCAGCATCACTTGTAGTGTCCCAAAAACGACCTACAAAGCCATTTCCACCAAAAAAGATGTCTGCTTTTCCATGAACTTCCCAGCAATTTGCACTAATGTTGGTAAAGTTAGCCCAAGATTTAGTAATGGTGTGCATTACATATTGTTGAATACCGTCAGAAACTGGAACATTTAATATCAACATATTTTGACTGGCGTAATAATTAACTTGCCATCCAAAATTGTCATAATAACTAGATGCCGCAGTAGATACTGCTTGATAAATCTTATCAGTAATATTGACACGGGGATCAAGACGGGAAGATTGTAGGGCAGAAGCTAAAGGTACAAGGCCATCTTGCGTTAATAACAATAAATCCCCTGCATATTTAAAGAAACACCGTCTATTAAAGGTTTGACCTAGTTGCCATACGCCTTTTAATGCCCAAGTAGTAGCAGAAGTAGGGTCTGTGCCGTTATAGAC